ATAGACCAAATCACATGGGCTATTACTTGGACAACATCGGGTACAGGCCACATTACGGTCGAACCATTCACTGGCTATGGCACTGGTTCTCTAAGGTACGGGTTGACTGCATACACGTGGGAAATCAAATGTTGGAACTCGCTGAATCAACAAATTAGCAATAACTCTTGGAATGGTGGGACTATTTTCTCACCAATATCGGGGTATGGTACCATAACTCCCTACATAGGCTTTACCCAAATCGGTGGTACCGTTTCCTTTGGTACTCAAGGTGTCTACGGCGGCGTTCCCTGGTAGAGATAAATAAGCGCATGACTACAATAAACCTAATCGTCAAAAAGTTCAAGGACATTGATCTGACTCTACAGATCAATCCTCTAACCTCAGATGTCAACACTAAACAGGATGCGGAGGCCATCAAAGCCTCGCTGAAAAACCTGCTTATGACTATGAACTATGAGCGGCCGTTTCACCCCGAGATTGGCTCGCCTATCTATGGGCTATTGTTTGAACCAGCCACGCCAGTAACAGCTAATGTGCTACAGACGGTCATCAAACAAACGATTGAGGCGTTTGAGCCAAGGGCACAACTGAATTTCGTGCATGTCAATCCTCAGCCTGATTACAATTCTTATGATGTAACGGTTAATTTCAACCTCGCTAACTACTATCAACCGTTCGAGGTCAAAGTACTCCTCCAGAGGCTACGCTAAATGGCAGCTAACAATCTAAAAATCTCCTCGCTCGACTTTGACCAAATCAAGTCGAGCATCATTGCCTATCTGTCGGCAGATCCTGCATTCACCGACTACAATTTTGCTGGCTCAGGCCTAAACACCCTCATCGATTTGCTTGTGAGCAACACACACTACCAAGCATTCTATGCTAACATGATGGTGAACGAAGGGTTCCTTAACACAATGGTTAAGCGATCCTCCGTCGCATCAAGGGCTGCTGAATTAGGCTATACACCTAAATCAGCGGTGGGTGCAGAGGCAACTGTAGACATTCAGGTGTTGTTGGGTTCTAATCCGCCACCCGCAGGTGTATATCTGCCTGCGGCAACTGCATTTGGATCATCGGGTTTGAATCAGGCGAGCGGCTATACATTCTACAATTCAACCTCAATGGTTGCTACTGCCGACATCAATGGGCAGTATTGGTTCAGGAATGTGATTATCAAAGAAGGCTCACCAAACAGAACGCGCTTCCTTGTAGACACATCGAATCCAGATCAAGCATTCATTCTGCCTAACGTGCGTACAGATACCACAACACTAAAGGTGTCTGTGCAAAAGTCTGCAACAGACACAACGCAAACAACCTTCAACCTAGCCAACAACTATACCTCAGTCACAGGTACAGATCCTGTTTACTTCCTAGAAGAGGTCGATGGTGAAAAATTCAGAATCTACTTTGGTGACGGTAACATTGGTTTGCCTGTGGTTAATGGTAACATTATTATTTGTGAGTACATGGTTTGCGGCAGCACGGGCGCAAATGGCATATCTAAATTCTCTATCGGTGCCTCCCTCTCTGCCACTGATAGTGGTAACTCCTTCCGTACTAGAGTGGATACGGTAGCAGCCGCTGCTGGTGGCTCTGACATTGAGTCCATCGATAGCATCAGATTCTATGCACCCAAGGCATGGACAGCACAGAATAGATTGGTGACTAAGGATGATTACGAACACTACATCCTAAACATCGTGCCTAACATCGAATCAGTATCGGTGTGGGGTGGTGAAAACAACATACCTCCTCAATATGGTAAGGTGTTCATATCCCTCAAGCCATTATCAGGATTCACATTCTCGGATGTGGCAAAGGCTAACATTGCAGCTAACTTCATCAACAACAAATCGTTGGTGTCAATCATTCCAACGTTCATTGATCCTGAATACATCCACGTAGGCGTTGAGACCTCGGTCAAATACAATGCACAAATCACCAACAAGACCGATAATGCTGTCGCAACAGTAGTGGCTGCGGCTATTCAATCCTTCTTCAACAATGAAATGGAGAAGTTCGGCAAGAACTTCTACTTCTCACAATTGGTCAATGCTATTGACAATTCAGATCCATCCATTGTAGGCTCGCTGACCTCAGTCACACTACAAAAGAGATTGGTGCCATCGTTGTTTAGAACCATCGGCTATACAGTCACATTCGCACCAAACAAGATTCATCCTTCTAAGCTTTCAACGAGCTGGTTCTCATGTGTCATCAATGGCCATCAGTATGATAAGGTTCAGTTCACCGATCTACCAGATCAATTGAATTTCAGTTCCTCATACAACGGCAGTGGTGCATTGCAGCTAAGGGATTCAAGTGGCAATCTGATTCTTGCTAATGTAGGCACCATTGACTATGCCACAGGCATCATCACAGTATCGCCGCTAGAATTGATTGCGGTTGAAGCTAACGATGGTACTATCCGTTTCACAGTATACCTACAAGAGGACTCGCTTGATGTGGTGACTGTACGCAATAACATCATCGTGCTAGATGATACTGTAGCCGATCCGTTAGCTGGTATGAATGTTAACGGCCTCGTTGTGACTGCTGGTGCAGCATGAGCAATCCAAAACAACTCTGGCTCCATGTCCAAACACAGTTACCTGATTACATCAGGGGTGATCCTGCCTATGCGCAGCTATTGAAGTTCCTAGAACTGTATTGGGAATGGGCGCAGCTAGAAGGCTCAAACAATCCAGTAGAATTGATTGCTAATGCTGAGGCAAACAAGACCATCGATGCCACCATCGATGCCTTTGTAACCTATTTCGCACAGACATACCTAGATGATTTTCCATTGATCTATGATCCAGCTGAGGCATCACCAACTGTCAAGGCCCACAAGCGGGCACAGATATGTAGGCTCATCAAGCATGCGGATGAATTGTATGTGTCAAAGGGTATGGAAGATTCCTTCCGCACCGTATTCCGTGTGCTGTACGATGAGGAGATTGATCTGTTCTATCCAAAGACAGTCATTCTCAAACCATCAGACGGACATTGGCGTGAGGATATCACAGTCAAGATAACAATAGATTCAGGAGACATCAATGCCTTTGATCTAGAATATGGATCTGCATCGGTGGTTGAATCTGTTGATGCAGCTGGCACAATCCTTACGGGTGGTCGAGGCACCATTGAATCTATTGTTGCTGTCAATACCTATCATGAGCTATACTTCACACCAGGCTCGCTAGTCAACATCACCAAAGAGTATCAAACAACGAGCGGCAAGACCGCACCATTCTCACCGGGCAATAAGGTTCAACTGACAATGGGCTCGACATCCGTTGTTGGTACGATATTGCCTGTGGTTTCGGTAACGTCTGTGGCAGATGCCGTAGGTGGACATTTTGTAGGCGATGTCATTACGGCTGGTTCGTCTATGCCTGTCTTAGACACCAACACCAAACTCGTAGTCAAAAGCGTAACGGCTAATGGCACCATCAAGGCGTTCAATGTAGTGCAGAGTGGTTGGGACCTAACACCCGATCAAACAATCCTTTATGATGCGGCATTGAATGTGGTTGGCTCATGCACAGTAGGTGGTCTAACATACTATCCAGGCGCATACAAAACGGTCGAAGGAGTCAACCCAGGCTTCCTATCAGATCAAATCAAGGTGCGAGGCCCGCTATCAATCAAGAGTCTCCCATACGGTCATACGCCTGATGAATACTATCAAGAGTTCAGCTATGTCATCAAAAGCGCCGTTAATCCAGATGAATGGGAACCTACGATCAGGGCGCTGCTACATCCGGCAGGCTATCAGGTGTTTGCCAATGTGCAGTTTCAACCTCTATCAACAGGTGGTTCGGATCTGCTTGGCCTCTATCGCTACAATCAAGACAATGTAAATGACCTTGATGCCTATTCAGATTACAAGTATCATGTGGTCAATGTGTTACCATTCAGCACGGCAGATGTGGTGTTCACAGACTCAAAGGCACCAACGCCGTTGGGCCCTACATTGCAGAGTCTCAACCGATTCATGTATACCTTCCCAGCCTATGCGGGTGGCAATCAGCCTTACGGTGCGCAGATACCTTCATCAGTATCAGCAACACCCGCGCTATCCCTTGTCGCATGGCACAGCTCGTCGGTGGGTACAACACCTAACTCGGTGTTCGCAAATCTAATCGTAGGCAATTTCTTTGCCGGCAATGCACCAAAGGTCAAGAGTAATGTCATGCCTCAGCCATACGTCATAGTGTCATAAATAATGACAGCACAATCGGAGAATCTATAATGGCAAGTATCATCACCAATCAATTCCGTCTAAGCAATCTCAAAGCCCTTCAAGCCGCGATTGCAGATACAGTAAACAATTCCTTCTACCTTTGTTTGGGCAAGGCTCTGCCTTGGGCAGATGAAGCTAACCCCGATGTGCCCAAGGATACCAACGATCAAATCAGGGCATTCTGGGACTATGCATTGGCGGGTAAGAAGGTGCTATCGACCAATACCCGTCAGGGCATCTTCCTTAGGCCCTGGGTCTCGGGACAGTTCTATGATATGTTCCGCAATGACATCGATGGCACGGTTGCCACAAAGAACCTAGACGGTACGGCAAGGAGTTCTAATCCCGCCTCGCTGTTCGATTGCAATTACTTTGTCATCAACCCAGCCAACCTCAACGTTTACATTTGCCTCTATAATCGTTCCCACACCACGAATCTGCAGGTGGCTTCGACAGACAACTCATTCCTAACCGATACATCGGCCAACGTCATTCATGGCTCGGATGGCTATGATTGGAAGTATATGTTCACAGTGCCATCGGGTGATGCGGCGCTGTTCAACACTCCATCATTCATCCCAGCCTCCACTACAGGCTCGGCGGCACTGGTCGCTGGTGGTATCTACAATGTCTTGGTTACAACGGCTGGTGCCTACACGGTTGCTCCTACTGCAACGGTTGTTGGTGACGGCACCGGTGCAGCCGTTACGGCTCACATTGCAGGTGGTGGTGTAGTCTGGTGTGAAGTAACGAATCCAGGCTCTGGCTACACTCATGCCAAGATCAATTTCACGGGTGGTACGGGTGCCGGCGGCACGGTTGCAGTTCCGGTGATCGGAACCCGAGGCGGCATCGGTTCAGCCCCTGCCGATGAATTAGGTGGTATCTACCTAATCATTCAGCAAAAGTTCATTGCCGACGAAAGCGGTTCGGGTTCTAAGTTTACCGTTGCAAATGATTTTAGGCAAATCGGTCTGCTCAAGAATCCAACATTGACCTCAACCCTAGTCACCTCAGATGCGATCAGGCTGTGCAGGTCTCTGGTGCTGACGACAGATCCAGGCTCATTTACCGCCGACGATACGTTGACAGGTGGTACGAGTGGGGCCAAGGGCAAGGTGGTAGACTATATTGCGGCATCCAAGACCATACGCTATAACCTAGACGTATCTATCGCCACATCGGTTCTGGGCAAAGATTTTGCGGTGGGTGATGTGGTAACCGATGCTCATGCCCACAGCGGTACGGTTGCAACCTCAGGTGTACACGGTCCCGAGGTTGATCTGAACACCGGCGCGTTGGTCTATTTTGAGAATCGCAAAGCAATTACCCGTTCATCCTCACAAACTGAGGACGTAAGAATCATAGTGGAGTTCTAGGAATGAAAACCTTTCGCCAAATAGCCGAAGAGGTTAAAGAAGATCAAGCCGTATGCGTATCGGTCCCGCTGTTCATCAAGATCCTAGAATGGGCAAGGGAAGAGGCTAAAACCGATGAGGCGCTGCACGAGCTTACCGAACGGTTGATGGATGTCAATGAGGACGAATGGCCCGCTGATATGGACGACTACGCATACTTGGTCGGCAAAGGATCCAAAGACCGGGATTAGGATAAAATGAACATCAACTACAGAATGTGGAATCGAATCGGCAAAGCCATATCGCTCGGCGCGTTCTCTTTGGTATTTTTGGAACTCACCGATATAAACGAGCTGCTTTTCCTTCTTCATCATGAGCTTGAGCGGCACGGTGGTCTGTGGCAGCCTTTAACCGAATGGGCTGCGGCCTCGGTCTTCTGGTACGGTTTCTGTGCGTCGGTCAGGTGGGCAATCAAGAAAAACGGCCCCGAAGGCTGAGGGCGATCAACCGATGTACCTCTTCCTAATCACGGATTACAAGGGCAGAACGGCTCTGGGCCAAGGCCAGGAACTCCTCTCCTTTTGGCCCGAAGTGGTAAAGAAAGCCCAAGAAGGAGCAATGGATCAGGTATCAAGAGCGGTCAGGAGATATGGCCCAGCCCGGTTCGAGGTAAAGCTGCTAGAAGAAGTAGAGGATCAGTATGCGGATAGACGTTTATCCTTCTACAAAAGGAGACTATTAAAGGATCCCATAGTAGAAGATACGCAGTTGAATCGGCAAAGGCTGGTAGAGGTAACGAATATAGAGACTGGTGAGAAGTTCCTAATACAGAATAGGAGAGAATTCTGTAGAGAGAACAAGTTGAGCGTGGGATCCTTTCATAGAGTGATTGCGGGCGAACGAAAAAGAACAGGCAAATGGACGGCAAGGGAAATAGGGGAAATTGGTGGCGATGCGGTTAATGGTGGGTGGGTCGAGCGGCAGGATAAAGGTCTGGTCAGAGCGATAGCGGAGAAGGATGGTCTTATCCAAAGCCTCTCCGACTGACCAATCCCAAGTCACAGCGGGCCTCAGAGCGGTGGCCATAAAGGTGCGGAGCACCAAGTACACTATAGCAGGCTTTAAGTCAGATAAAGCCGCTTATAGCAAACTTTCCTTTCTGTTAGCGGAATCGGTATGTATGCTGTTACGATCACGACACCATGTCGCGGTTCTTGTCACGATAGGGAGCAATGATGG